TGCACGAAAAAACACGTAAATGTTTACCCCTTATACGCCAAACCGATTTTTTGAATGGAGGACAGTTAGAAAATGTCTGAACTACAGGGAATGGCCTATCTCAAAAACAAGCTCGCGATCAAGCAGAGCCGGGTCAAGCTGCGCTACTCGTACTACGAGATGAAGCACGTGGTCGCCGACTTCGGCATCAGCACGCCGCCGGATCTCCGGTACTTTATGGGCGCGCTCGGATGGTGCTCGAAGGCGGTCGACAACCTGGAGGACCGGCTGGTCTTCCGTCGGTTCACGAACGACATCTACGGGATCAACGAGATCTATCAGAACAACAACCAGGACATCCTGATGGACTCCGCGATGACGGGCGCTCTGATCAGCTCTTGCGACTTCATATACATCTCGATCGACGAGACCGGGTATCCGCGTCTGCAGGCGATCGACGGCTACAACGCTACCGGCATCATCGATCCGATCACGAACCTCCTGAAGGAGGGTTACGCGGTCCTGGAGCGCGACTCCGCCGGAGCAGTCGTCACGGAAGCCTACCTGACTCCGGACGTCACCGAGATCTACGTCAACAATCAGCTGGAGAAGAGCGTGAAGAACAAGGCCGGCTACTGCCTGCTCGTTCCGATCATCTACCGGCCGGACGCTGTGCGTCCGTTCGGACACAGCCGGATCAGCCGGGCGTGTATGTCTATCCAGGACTCCGCGATCCGGACGATCAAACGGTCCGAGATCGGTGCGGAGTTCTTTGCCTATCCGCAGAAGTATGTGACCGGCCTGGCCAACGATGCCGAGCGGATGGACAAATGGCGGGCTTCGATGGCTTCCTTGCTTGCGTTCACGAAGGACGAGGACGGCGACCATCCGATCATCGGCCAGTTCCAGCAGCAGAGCATGGCTCCGCACATGGAACAGCTCCGGATGTTCGCTGCTGCGTTCGCCGGCGAGACCGGGCTGACGCTCGACGACCTCGGCTTCGTGTCCCAGAACCCCTCTTCAAGCGAGGCAATCAAGGCATCGCACGAGTCTTTGCGGCTCGTTGCCAGAAAAGCGCAGCGCAACTTCGAGGTCGGCTTCCTGAATGCCGGTTTCGTTGCCGCGTGCGCCAGGGATCAGCAGAAGTACACGCGCAACCTGCTGTTCGACACTCATGCTAAATGGGCTCCGCTGTTCGAGCCGGATGCGGCAGCGCTTTCCGGGCTCGGCGACGGGCTTTTGAAGATCAACCAGGCTCTGCCCGGTTTCCTGGACGATGACGTGATGGAGGATCTGACCGGCATCGTCAAGGAGTAAAGAAGGAGGTGCGCCTATGGCCAAAGACGTAGCGCCAGACCTTCACAACGCGATCGAGAGCAACTTCGAGAGAAGACTCGAGAACGACAAGACGGTCCAGCGCATCCTGAAGAAGGTCAGAGACGGGACCGCGACCCAGGGGGACGTGAGTGTCTATGCGTCCAGGGTCGGCATGGCTTCGAGCGGTGCTATGCGGGACGTCCTGATCGCAGAAAACCTGCCTGACGGGAAACTCTACTGGAACATCGCGGAGCGGACAATCCTGCCGCAGCTGGAGAAGGACCACGAACTCGTGCTGGAGGCCGGCCGGACCGTTCAGAAGACCATCAACGACGGTTATGGCTACGGCGTCCGGATCCCGAGGACGAAACTCGACGTCAAACGCGCGGAAGGCATCATGAACATGGCCTGTGCAGACGGCGCGAACATCGAAGCGGTCCTGAACGAGCCGGTCATCACGATGGCGAGATCCGCTTATGACACATTCCAGCAGACGAATCTCGAAGAGATGGAACAGCTCGGCGTAGACGGCTACGTCCATCGCGAGTATGACGGCGTCGGCCTGCATGACGGGAAAGACGCCTGTCAATGGTGTATGGAACGGGCCGGGACCTACGAGGATTACTCTGCCGCACGGGATGCCGGCGCCTTCGAGCGTCACGACGGCTGTGGCTGCACCGTCGAGGTCATCTACAAGAGTGGCCGGATCCAGGACCCCTGGACAAAAGCCGAGTATCGCGAGCGAACGATCGAGGCGAGAGCTGCAGCGATCGAAGAGCGACGCCAGGAGATGACCCGGAAAGCCGAAGAAAGCGGCAACGCCCGGGCGCAGATCCTAAGAGCGGAGCAGAACAAGGGCAAGACCGAGAGAAGTGCCTGGCAGGTGTATTTCAATCAAAAGCATCAATAACGGAGGGTGGATATGGAACCGAGACGAGGCTCTCAGGTTCCTACCCATGCCGTTGTTATTCCTTATGCGAACACGAAAGGCCCTGAGGCGGTCGCTTTGTACGAGGCGACCGGCCGGAAAGCTTACCCGTGGCAGTCGACACTGATCAACGACATCATGGCCGTCGATGAAGAGGGCAGATGGGTGCATCAGAAGTTCGGCTACGCGGTCCCCAGGCGGAACGGGAAGAGCGAGGATGTCATCATCCGCTGTCTTCATGCGTTGGCCAACGGGGAGCGGATCCTCTACACGGCCCACCGGACGACCACGTCGCACGCTATCTGGGAACGAATGGATCACATGGTGCCGGAAGCCGGTATCGAAGTGAAGTCCACGTTCAAGGCATTCGGCAAGGAGCATATCTATACCGAAAACGGCGGCGTCATCGAGTTCCGCACCCGGACCAGTTCCGGGGGCCTGGGCGAAGGCTACGATCTTCTGATCATAGACGAAGCTCAGGAGTATACGGACGACCAGGAAGGCACGCTGACCTATGTGGTCACTGACAGCGACAACCCGCAGACCATCATGCTCGGCACACCGCCTACTGCGGTCAGTTCCGGCACGGTCTTTATGACCTACCGGGACGACGTTCTCTCCGGAGACGGCTTTGAGAGCGGCTGGTACGAGTGGTCCGTGGACGAGATGACGGATCCGCACGATGTAGATGCCTGGTACCTGACCAACCCGTCTCTTGGATACAAACTCCAGGAGCGGAACATCCGATCCGAGATCCGGAAAGACGCTATCGACTTCAATATCCAACGACTCGGTTTGTGGCTGCGCTACAATCAGAAGTCTGCGATCAGCAGGACAGAGTGGGAAGCACTCGCAGCAGAGACCCTGCCGGAGTTGTCCGGCCCGTTGTTCGTTGGAATCAAGTTCGGACACGACAACGCAAACGTAGCGCTTTCCATCGCGGTCAAAACGAAGACCGGAAAGACCTTCATCGAGGCGATAGACTGCCAACCTATCAGGGCTGGACTCGCGTGGATCCTGGCATTCCTGAAGAACGCCTCCATCGCACAGGTCGTGGTAGACGGTGCGAACGGCCAGGCGGTCCTAAAGGATGCGATGAAGGACTACGGACTCAAACCCCCGATCCTTCCGACGGTCGCGGAGATCGTCAAGGCGAATGCGTCCTTCGAGCAGGCGCTTGCGCAGCAGAAACTGGTCCACATGAACCAGCCCTCGCTTACCCAGGCGGCCAGCAACTGCGACAAAAGGGCGATCGGATCCAACGGCGGGTTCGGCTACCGGTCGCAGCGTGAAGGTATCGAGATCGCGCTGCTGGACAGCGTGATCCTGGCGCTCTGGGCCTGCTCCGAGCATAAGGAAGCAAAACAACAACAAGTTTTCTACTGACGCCTGTTCCGGACGTCAGTTTTTTACGTCACCAACGGTTAAATGGGAGGAACAAAATGAGCGATTTTACAGTTATCGAAACGCAGGAACAACTCAACGAAGTCATCAAGGACCGCCTGGAGCAACAGGAAAGAGTACTCAAAAAAGGCTTTGAAGGCTACAAGTCCCCGGATGAAGTCGGAGAGATCACTGCCAGCTTCGAGAAACAGCTCGCAGAGCTGCAGAGCAAAGCTGATCAGCAGAAGGCAGACCTGGAGGAAGAAGTCCGCCAGGCGAAAGCCGGGGCTGAGGCCGCCCGGATGGAGAACCTTCGCATGAAGGTCGCGTCCGAGTACGGCATCCCGGCCGAGCTCGCGCAGCGCATCGAAGGGACTGACGAAGAGAGCATTC